TGATCTCATCTCATGGTCTTGGAAGCGTGCACCCTCGTATTTCGATGTTTGTTGCTACAGCGGAAGCTCAGGAACTCAAAACATTTCTCATAACTTAGGTGTGCAGCCAGAAATGATTTGGATTAAAAATAGAGACTCAAGTGATTTGTGGGTAGTTCAAGTTACAAGTCTTGGTGCACGAAAATATTTAAATTTAAATGGTACTGGTGCGGCAGTTAGTTTGCCAACATGGAATGGTAAAGATTACTTTGCAAACACATTACCAACTGCATCAGTATTTACTGTAGGTGGTGGGTCTGGGTATGACCCTGTTGGTAGTGCAGGATACAACTACATAGCCTACCTGTTCGCTACCGTAGCAGGTGTATCAAAGGTGGGAAGCTTTACTACGGATGGCTCTACTAAAAACATAGATTGTGGCTTTAGCAACGGTGCTAGGTTTGTCCTTTTAAAAAGATCAAGTGGAGTTGAAGATTGGACACTTTTTGATAGCGTTAGGGGAATAACTACAGGTACAAGTGATCCATTACTTATTCTTAATGGAACTGACGCAGAATATACAGAAAATGCCTTTTATGGTGGAAATGTTATTGAACCTCATAGTTCAGGTTTTACAATTAAAAACTATTTTGCAACTAATGGTAGAACATACATCTTTTATGCCATTGCGTGAACTATAATCAACTGACGAAAGGAGTATCAACTAATGTCAGAATATCGTGAAAGAACAACAGGCGAAGTTAAAAGCCAAGGACAGTGGAGGGCAGCATTTCCTAATATGTCTCTGCCTCGTGTCTGGGGCGCTAACGTTTGTGACGCTATGAATATAGACCCTGTACTGGCAAGCCCTGCCGCTACAGTTGGCGCATACCAGATAAGTGTGCGTGATGGTGTTGAGCAAGATGCAAATGGTAATTGGGTGGAGAAGTATGTAGCCAAAGATATGTTTGCTGATACCACAGATGAAGATGGTAAGAAAACCACCAAAGCTGAACATGAGGCAGCGTATCAAGCTGCGCTAGATGCTAATACTGCAACTGCAAACAGAGCAACCAGAGATGCAAAGCTTGCAGAGACAGACTTCTATGCATTGTCAGACGTTACAATGTCTAGCGAGATGCAATCTTATAGGCAATCGTTAAGAGACATTACCACACACGACAACTGGCCTAACTTAGGTGATGACGATTGGCCTACGAAACCTTAATGGGGGAGACATGGTAGATGCCTTTAATACCCCTACAGATACCAAAAGGAGTGTATCGCAACGGCACTGAGTATATGGCTCAAGGCAGGTGGCGTGACGCAAACCTAGTCAGATGGCATGAAGATGCTTTGCGCCCGATAGGTGGCTGGCAAGAGCGTGGCACAGTAGATTTTAGCGGAACAGTAAGAGGCATGCTTGCTTGGGAAGACAACTCAGGCAATCGGTATGTTGCTGCAGGCATGCATGACGCGCTAAAGGTCATGACTTCTGGTAATACTATATATGACATAACGCCAACTAGTGGCTTTACATCTGGTAGAGTTACAGCCTCAACTAATGCAGGCTTTGGTGGTGGCACATATGGCAATGAGTATTACGGCACGCCACGTTCTGATACTGGCGTTATACTTCCAGCAACAACTTGGTCATTGGATAACTGGGGAGAGTATTTACTAGCCTGTTCTACAGATGACGGTAAGATATTAGAGTGGCAGCTAGGATCAGGTGCAGACGCTGCAGCGCTATCTAATGCGCCAACCAGCAATACTGCTATGATGGTAACTGAAGAAAGGTTTGTGTTTGCATTGGGTGCAGGCGGCAACCCAAGAAAAGTTCAGTTTTCCGATAGAGAAGATAATACAGTGTGGACAGCAGCAGCGACTAATCAGGCTGGTGATATTGAGTTGCAAACAAATGGCACAATTTTGGCTGGGTTAAGAACTAGAGGCCAAGCGCTTATTTTGACAGACCAAGATGCACATACAGCAACATATCAAGGTCCACCCTTTGTGTATGGCTTTGAGCGCGTTGGTACGTCTTGCGGATTAACTGCACCAAAAGCTGCAGCGTCTATTGATGCAGGTGTAATTTGGATGGGGCGCAGAAGTTTTTTTATTTACTCAGGTGGCGCTGTAAGAGAAATAACATGTGAGGTTGGTGATTATGTATTTAGCGATATGAATAATGACCAACGCAGTAAGATAGCTGCAATACCAAATTCACGATGGAATGAAATATGGTGGTTTTATCCAAGTAGCGGCTCAACAGAATGTGATCGTTATGTCGTGTATGATTATGTAGAAAACATATGGACTATAGGTCAGTTAGATAGAACGTCTGGAGTAGATAGTGGTGTATTTAGAGATCCACTTTGGGTTGACGCTGATGGTGATGTTTTTGAGCATGAGATTGGTCACAGCTATAGCGGCGGCACACCATTTGCAGAAACGGGTCCAATAGCTATAGGTGCAGGTGATAGGTTAATGCGTGTAACTAGCCTAATTCCTGATGAAAAAACGCAAGGTGACGTAACGGCAAAGTTTAAAACAAGGTTTCATCCCAATGCAAGCGAAACAGAGCATGGACCGTTTACCATGTCTAATCCTACAGACGTTCGTTTTACTGGCAGACAGGTTAGGATGCGTGTTGAGGGTGCAAGAAGTGCAGATTGGCGTGTTGGTATTATGAGGATTGAAGCAAAGGCTGGTGGAAAAAGATGAGGGTAATCCCACCAATTACGCAAAATCTATCGCAATGGGGTGAGAATCTAAGGCGTTATCTTGCAAGCGCCCTTAATCAGCTAGACGCAAAAGACGCTAGCTCTGTTGCTGCAGAAGATGGCGTTTTACTTTGGGATAGAACAAAGAAATATGTTGTTGTTTCTTCTGCAAACGCATTTCGGCAAGTTGCAACGCAGCAACCAGCGCCAGCCTCAAGCGTTGGTGCTGCTGGAGATGTTGCTAATATGATTGCTTGGGATACAAATTATATATACATTTGCACAGGTTCTTATGATGGCGCTACAGCTATTTGGAAACGTGTTGCCTTGAGTACGTTTTAGTTAAATGAATGATATGTCACACATAAGCGAGATAGACAGATGCCAGACTTGGATAGAGGCTGCACTTGAGTATTCTGGCGGCACACATAGCCTTTCTGATGTGATTGAGGGCATTACTTCTGGTAAGATGCAGTTGTGGCCTGCGCCAAAGGGGTGCATAGTAACAGAAATTGTGGTATATCCTAGAAAAAAGATGTTAAATGTGTTTTTAGGTGGTGGTGAGCTAGATCAGCTTTTGGATATGCACAAAGATGTGATAGCATGGTCTAAAGCACAAGGATGCGAAGCTATAACGATAACAGGGCGTTTTGGATGGAAAAAACCTTTAAAAGCACACGGTTGGAAACCAATGCATGCGTCATTTATTAAGGAGATTGGATAATGTCAGGCGGTAAAGGCGGCTCAACAACCTCAACAGTTGAAGTGCCACAGTACATTGAAGATGCGGCAAGACGCAATCTTGAGAGGGCAGACCTAATCAGCAAGATAGGGTATGTGCCTTATTTTGGCCCTGATGTTGCAGCGTTTACTCCACAGCAAGAGGCAGCATTTGCTGGCACACAACAGTTAGCTGGTGCTTTTGGCACGCCAACAACTATGGACATGGGCGTACCTGCCCCACAAACCTTTGCAGGTGGTGTGCGCGGTTATTCATCTGCACCTATGTTTGAAGAAGCTATGGATGAGTTTGGTAGACGTAGACCAGCGCAAAAAGATTACATAGATCAGCTTTTTATTGATCCCGTATCAGGTGCGTTTACGCCAATATCCACAACTCCTTTAGACATGGGTGAGGTTGTGGACACGACTACAACAACTACCCCTGTAACAACTACTGCTACAACTGGAGGAGGCGGTGGTGGCGGTAGCTCTATCATTGATACTGGCGTGGGTAACGTAGGCGGCACTGGCTTTACTACATATGGCGGTAGTCAAGATGTTGCTAATCAAGCAGTTGTAGATGCTTTTGCTGATTTTGGTCAACAAGTTTCAGATGCTGTTGCTACTGATGGTACAGTAAATGTTGAGGACAACCCAGCATTTAACGCAGGCATAAAAGCGGCAAATGAAAATGTAGTTACTACATTTAAGACAAAAGGTGGTAAGACCGTAAGCAAAACAAGAGGTAGTTTAACATCAAGCGATATAAGTAATGCTTCTGCAGAAGATCAGAACCGATTAGCAGCAGAATCTATGCTTGCAGCAGGCATTAGAAATGTTGGCGGTGGTTTTGCACAAGATGACCCAACCACAGGATTACTTGGCAGTCTTACTGATACTAAGAATTTTATAACGAGTGAGATAGCCGATGCTGCTGCGGCGGCAAAAGAGGCTGCGAGAAAGGCGGCTGCTGATAGGCGCAAAGATAAACGTAGAAAAGATGCCGAAAAAGGTAGGGGCGCGTTTGCTAAAAGGCCGCAAAAAACTGGCGTTGGTGGTAGAAACATAGGCGGCAGATAATGATGATGTTTAATTTTATTATAAGGAATTTGTAAAATGGGCGCAGCAGCACCAGCACCAACAATGGCAGCACAACCTGCAATGCAAGCAGGCGCAACGTATCAACCCATGCCAATGCAGCCACAGCAGGGCTTTAACGTAAACCAAGCAGCAGCAGGGGCGCTGCAGGGTGCAATAGGTGGTACGCAAAGGGCGATGCAAGCGCCGCTACAAGTTGGTGCGTTTATGAACCCATACACAAGCCAAGTTATTGATAGAACTCAGCAGGATATAGAAAGACAACGCCAGCTAGCGTCTCAACAGCTAGGCGCAAGAGCAACTGCAGCAAATGCATTTGGCGGCTCAAGGCAGGGTGTAGCAGAGGGTGTGCTTGCAGGTGAGTTTGGCAGAATGGGTGCAGATGTTGCAGCGCAACAGCGTGCTGCTGGATTTAATACTGCACTAGATGCTGCTATGCGTGATCGGGCTGCGCGTACTGGCGCTGCAGGTCAGCTAGGTCAGCTTGGAGGTCAGGCATTTGGCATAAGCAGAGATATTACCCAACAGCAAATGCAGCAAGGCTTAATGCAACAAGCGCTAAACCAGCAGCTTATAGATGCTGCAAGGCAGCAATATTTAGGCTACACAGGATCGCCAATGGCGTCACTGACAGCGCCACTTGCTGCACTTGGCGTTGTGCCTAATCAATCTACAACCACGCAATCAAGGCAGATGGGTTTATTTGATTATCTAAGATTACCGTTTATGGCGGCTGGAATGGGGAGGTAGCAATGGCAGAGGAGCAAATGCAAAACCTAAGTTTTAGCCCAGAAGATTTAGCAGGTCAGGAGCGCAAAGCAAAAAGACAGGATCAAGCTGCAGCTTTTGCAAGCTGGCTCAACAGCATGAGTATACGCCCAGACCCTAACCTGCCTGCACAGCTACAGGCTGCTAGAGCGTCTAGAGTAGAAGATTTACGCAAAAACCGCACAGTCAACATGCTAGAGCAAGCTGGGCAAACTGAATTAGCTAACTTGGTAAAAGCTGGCACACTAGATGCAAAATCTGCAGCGTCACAGATGTTTACTCTTGCCGCACAGGAGAGACAGTTTGAGCAGCAGAAGGAGTTGCTCGCATTGAAAGCCCCCAAAAAAAGTGTGGCTGAAACTAAAGTCGATGGGTTAGTTCAAACAGGCGTTCCAAGAGAAATTGCTACTGGTATTGTTTATGGAAGATTTAAAGCGGTTACTGATCCTGTATCTGGAAAAACTAATCTTTTTGATTTGGCAAGTGGCTCTATAATTTCTCAAGATTTACCGCAGGCAGTAATAGACGCAACAAAAGATGAGCCGCCACAAGATGGAGCTTTTGAAGGTTTAGACCCATCTGCTTCCCTTGGAATGTCAGGTTGGGCTAAAAGTGTTTCAAATATAGTGACTGACGCAATAGGTTTAGGACAAAAGTTTCCAAAGGCTGGGGAAGCAGAGGCAGCTTTAGAAAACTTACAAGCAAGAACAACGCTTATGGCTGGTGTTGATATTGCTGGCAAACCGTCAAACTTTACAAGACAAGAGATTAAAGACAAATTAACTGTTACTCCTTCTGAAATTACAACTGGACCTAGCCGTGCATTACAAAAAACATCAAGCATGGTAAGGCTTTTGGAAGAAACTTTTGAGGCCGCACAGCTTTCTGCAAATGGCGAGAATAATGCATCTGTGCAGCAACAAAAAGATGCTAAAGCAACGCTTCCAACTTTAACTGGTTTGTTAAGAGATTATAGATCGCTGCAAGACGCGCTAGAAAAAAGTGTAGGAGGCTCAGCGCCTTCAGGTTTAATCACTGTTTCTCCAGAACAGCAAAGTTTAATTAATAAGTATTATCAAGAAAACATGCTACCTTCACCAGACTAGAAAGTTTAAGAATGGCAAATGTAAGTTTTAATCAAGTTATGCAGGCTTTAAAAGCAGCCGATGCTGCTGGCAATACAGAGGATGCCGCAGAGCTTGCTAAAATTGCAGCTTCATTTAACGCGTCTACACAAGCTCAAGTAAGTCAGCAAACTGGACCTAGTTTTAAATCAATTATGGGTCAAATAAATAAAGAGATTGCTGAAGGCGCTGGCGGTCTTATAGATTTTTTAAATCCATTTGACCCTATTACTGGTTCTGCAGTTGAGGGCCTTAAATCAGCAATGCGTGCTGGTGGCATTGACGTTGCAGAAAGGGAGGCTCAGGGAAGGGCTGAGAGGGCTGCAGCAGGGTTAGGTCAGGCTGCTTCTGCAGTTATCCCTGTTGCAAAAGGCGCTCAAGTTCTGCAACAAGCTGGTGGGCTTCTTGGTAGAGTTGCAAGACAAGTTGCGCCATCTTTAGCCACAACTGGCGGCGTAGCAGCAGAGCTTTCTGCTGGAGCTGGAGCTGGAGCTGCACAAGCGGAAGCAGAGCGCAGAGGATATGGTGAAACCGCACAGCAGGTGGCTGGAGTTTTTGGTGGGTTAGGAACTGGTGTTATTCCTCAAGCCTCAAGATTAGCTGCACAAGGCGTTGGCCGTGTAAGTGAGGTTTTGCCTATTCGTCAGGCTGGCAGGGCTGTCTTGGGTCAAATAGCTCCGTTTACAGAGGCAGGTGGCACACGATTAGCCTCACAGCGCTTTCAAGAAATAGCTGGTGGGAAAGAAAGAGCTGCTATTATTGCAGAGCAAATGGGCAGAGAGACTGAGCTTGGTTTAAGCCCAGCTCAAATGACAGGCGAGGAAAATTTAATTCGTGCTGAGCGCAAGGCAATGGAAAGTGACCCGTCTTTAGCTGCAAGAATAGAAGCACAAAGAATACAATCTGAAGCAACAGCAAGAAGTGATCTTCAGCAAGATGGCTCTGTAGAGGCAGCTCAATCTTTTCTGCAAAATAGAATTGCGTCCTTTGAAAATACTTTAAATAATTTTGTAAAAGCAGCACAAGCCTCTGCTGAGAAAAAGGTTGTTGCAGGTAATGTAGATGATGCAGAAGCAAGCATAATTCTAGGGGAAGAATTAAGAAAGGCAAAACAAGCTGCTAGAAGGCAAGAAAAGCAATATTGGAATAGCATACCGCAGCAGGCTGAAATTGAGGTTCCTCAAACATCTGCTTTAGTTTTGGGGCAAAGAAAAAAACTTGGTGAGTTTTTTAAAGGTGATATACCCGATCAAGTTAATTCTTTTAGAAAGAAATATGCAAAAAAAGATAGGCCAATTAAAGTAAAAGACCTTAATTCTTTATATTCTAAGCTTAGAAGTGTGCAAAGAGATGCTGTATCTGGAATAAACCCAAATTCTAATCAGGCGAGATTAGCTGGTGAGGTTGCCGAAACTATTTTAAAAGATTTAGATTCAATAAGCCCACAAGGTAAAATTGGAAGGGCTATTTTTGACGCAAGAAGTTTTAGTAAGCAATATCACGATAAGTTTAGCAAAGGCACTGTTGGTGATTTGCTGCAGAAAAAATCAACTGGAGAATACAAAACAGATATAGAATTAACTCTTGATAAATCTATTGGCAAAACAGGAATAAGAGGAGCGTTAGCAAGTAGAGATATAGACAGAGCGCTTGCAGACTCTGAAGGAATTACTGAGGCGCAAAATGTAACCGCAAATTATTTAAGAAATAAATTTAATCAGCAGGCATTTATTGATGATAAATTTACCCCATCAAGGGCACAGACTTTTTTAAGAAACAGTGGCCCTGTTTTAAACAGATTTCCTGTTGTTAGGGCTGAAATAGAAGATGCGATAAATGCACAAAAAAGAATTGCTGCAGTTGAGAAAAAAATAGCTCCAATATCTAAGCAGGTAAAAGACAGCACTACTTTTCAATTTGCCTCTCAAAACCCAGAGAGGGCATTAAACTCTATTATACAGTCGGCTAATCCTCAAAAAGCTATGGCTGCATTAGTTCGTTCTGCAAAAAAAGATAACACAGGGCAAGCGCTTGCAGGTGTTAAAAAAGCCCTGTCTGAAAAAATTATTAACAACTCACTTGTTAAATTAAGGACGCCAAGGGTTGAGGGTGGGCCTACTGCAGAATTAAGCGGCGCAAGGCTAGAAGATGTCCTTAATGATAAAACGCTTAGCTCAATGATAAAAGAAGTTTATACTCAACCAGAAATTAATAGAATTAGAGTTATATCAAATGAGCTTAAAAAGTTAGATATTGCGAGAGTTCGCGGTGATGTGCAGGGAGCACTTGATCCGTTTAAGCCAAACTCCGTAATTACAATTTTAGCCCGTGTTATTGGTGCTCGGTTAGGTTCAAGAATAGGTGGCGTAAGCGCTGGTGGACAACTTCAAAGCGCCCAGATAGGTTCTTCAAGATTTTTACAATTTGTAGAAAGATTAACTGGCGATAAGGCTCAAGAAATTATGTTGAAAGCATTAGAAGATAAAGAGTTGTTTAGGACTTTATTGTTAAATCCAACAAATCCAAAAAACTTTGATAGAATAGATCGCTCAATAGCACCATACTTAGCTGGCACAGCGATGGCAACTCAGGAGCAATAACATGCAGCCACAAGAAAAAAGTAGACGCGAGATAGAAGCAATCCTACAGGATGCTATTGCACAGGCTGTAGACTTTGTTGAGAGCGAGATTACGCAAGATAGAATTAAGGCACAACGCTACTTTGATGGTGAGGTGGACATTGGCTATGAAGATGGCAGGAGCAAGTGTGTTAGCACTAAGGTCAGAGATGTAGTTCGCGCAGTTAAGCCTAGCCTGATGAGGGTGTTTATGTCTACCAGCAGGCCAGTTGAGTTTGTGCCGCGTGGTCCAGAAGATGTAGCTATGGCAGATCAGGCTACAGAATACATGCATTATGTGTTTAACCAAAATGACGGGTATCGCGTGCTCAACGATGCATTTCACGATGCGCTTGTGAAGAAAACAGGCATTATCAAGGCATACTGGCAAACCAGCTATCGTGCAGAGATATTTACATACACTAATCTAACTGAGGAAGAATATACGCTTATCGTGTCAGACGATGATGTAACTGTGTTAGAGCACAGCATGACCACTAGCATGAGTATGGATGACTTTGGCGTGGAAGTAGAGATGCCAATGCATGATCTAAAGATCAGCAGGCAGATGCCAGATGGACGTATGAAGCTGGAAAGCGTACCGCCAGAGGAGTTCTTTATCAACTCGCAGGCACGTAATATAGATGACGCATATATCGTAGCACACCGCACAGAAATGCGCGTGGGTGAGCTTGTAGAGATGGGCTATGACTTTGAGGAAGTTGTAAACCTAGATGGCTTATACGGTGCATCGGATATATCTGAAGCAGAGGATATAGAGCGCAGGGGCTACTCTCAAGATGACTATGAGGATCAAGAGGGCGATGCTGCAATGCGTGCTGTGGCAATCACAGAAGCCTATATGAAGATTGATGTAGATGGCACAGGAATACCCGTGCTGCACAGGTTTATCTGTGGCGGTACTAATTATAAACTGCTGGACCTAGAGCCAATAGATCATATTCCATTTGCAGTATTTGAAGTGGACCCAGAGCCGCACACATTCTATGGCAGAAGCTTAGCTGAGCTTGTGATGGATGACCAAGATGCAGCCACAGCGATATTAAGAGGTATTCTTGATAATGTAGCCATGACCAACAATCCACGAATAGGCATTGTGGATGGCTCAGTGAACATAGATGATGTGCTTAACAATGAGATAGGCGCGATTGTGCGTATGAGGCAAGCAGGCGCTGTGCAAGAACTAAGCGTGCCATTTACTGCAGGTCAAACGCTAGGAGCGTTAGGCTATATGGATCAGCTTGTTGAGGGCAAAACAGGTGTGACCAGAGCAAGTATGGGGCTAGACCCAGATTCTATGCAAAGCACAACGAAAGCTGCTGTGCAGGCTACAGTACAAGCTGCAGCAGGTCAGGTAGAGGTGATGACCAGAAACCTTGCTGATGGCATGAAAAACCTATTCAAGATTATGCTTGCTCTGCATGTAAAGAATACAGATGAAGAACAGATGATGCGTATGCAGGGCCAATTTGTGCCTGTTGATCCACGTGTGTGGAACGCAGAGATGGACGTGAATATCAACGTAGG